GAGGCCCTCATCAGGCCTCTCCTCGTGTTGATGGAAACATCAACGCTACGCTTCACTTAGTGAGCGTGCCCAAGCTTCACGTCGCGAGACGTTGAGTGCAAGCATTTATCTAAGTTAGTGATCTAAAAGTAGAGTCATAACCTGTCGTTGTGGCTCAAGTCAGTTTGTTACTGACACTTATCGTTATGTTTAGATATCGTGAGCTGAAGGACTACGAGAAAGCCGTACAGACTAGTGTAAGCGTTTTTCAAACGTTTACTACTAGTCCAGGCGTTCTCAAAACTGTTAACTTGAAGTATATGACGGGCGAGTATTTACGCCTTTATCATCGCTTCTTAGATACAGTTCCAGGCTATGGTACCGAAACCTTAGATGACGGTCGAGTCGTTACTCGAAACGATCTAAGCTTTAAGAGTAGTACGGGCGTATGGAAGCCATGTCAGTCCTATAAGGGCTACATGGTCGACGATACACCGTTCGACTCTGCTGGTATCATTCCTTGGGTTTCAGGCTCCCCAACTTCGTTGGGTGTCTATGTTCCGGTGACTGGTGGCGTTGACCGTAAGGTCGTTGCCACTTATCGTCGGTTCACGGACCGATTTGGAGCGTTTGGCCAGCACTACGCTGGCCTTCCTAGTATGACGGAGACTGTCCTTGGTAGTTTGAGTTTTGTACCCAAGCCTACTGGATTGTCTAATCTGGTCGAGGCATCGTTGAAAAACATGCTTCCCCATATTAAGGCAGAATTGTCGCTCATCAACTCAATTATTGAGTTGAAGGACTTCAAATCACTTCCTCATACACTCTCTAACTTAAAAGGTACGATTTCGCGTCTGTCCAAGTTCGTTAAGAACGGAAGACAGGCACTTGGTCGTAATCCCTTTAGTTTGATCAGGAAGAGTTTTAATCCTGACCAGGGTTTAACCCTTAGAGAGTTGCTCCACTCAACGGCTGACGGTTATCTCCAAGCGGAGTTCAACCTTCTACCGTTGTTTAGCGACGTTTGCGCGGTTTTCCGTGCATTCGCCGGTCTGAGCAAGAAGATGAACAATCTTGTTCAGAACCAGGGCCGTTTAAGGACTAAGCATTATAGCTTTCCTTTTATCCCGGCGCAGTTCACAGGTGCAGATGCTGAGGTTACGTACTCCTTAGACCTCGATCAATTTACTGGTACCGAAAACAACGGTACCGGCAAGATCGGGTGTTATAGGGCGTACGGACATCAGTTGCACGTGAAGCGTCAGGTGCTCGTTGACGAGCCGGCTATATTCCATGCTGAGGTGGAGTTTAATTACCACCTATCTCAGTACCAGCTTGAGCATGCTCAAGTATTGACGTTGCTAGACCTGCTGGGGGTTAATTTATCCCCTGCAATAATCTGGAACGCAATTCCCTGGTCCTTCGTGGTCGACTGGTTCGTCGGCGTAAGCCGATATCTAGCCGATCGAAAGGTGATCAACATGGAACCTGCTATAAACATAACGAGGTACATGTGGTCTTGGAGATGTACGCGTAAGATCAAATGCTACTTCGAAGAAGTGGCTGGTCAGACGCAGAAACCTCTTTGTCCACGTACCTATCTGCCGACACTCTACGAAACGATTTATCGTCGTGATGTAGATCTGCCGGCTTACACAAACTCCCTTTACGGGAGTGGGTTGAGCGGTACAGAGCTTAGCCTGGGTGCAGCCCTCGTAACTACGCGAGCGTGGCACCCGAGACGTGGCAGACGTTAATCTGCTAGCTTTGCCGACTTTTCGGCACTCAGTATGTCGTTATCCAACACACTAAATACCAACGAGATCAAAGATGCCGCGGGTCTGGAAGTTGAATTCCAGCACCTCGAGCAAGACGGTCGCTCCCATACGTTCGCTAAAATTAACGAACTACCGGGCCTTCCCCATCGACTCAAGGTTTCTCACCAAGAGTCTGGGAGTGGTACTTCGCGTCGTCGTCGATCAGTCGTCCGATTTGATAAATCGGAAACTGGTCAGATCGATAACACGAAGATTATCACTACAAGCTTCTATCTTGTTGGAGATATCCCTGTTGGGAATCTTTCAACTTATGGAAGCCCGAAGGACCTGCTCGCTAATCTAATGTCGTTTATGGCGTCACTTGGCGCCAGTACAACGATATTGTACGATTGCACAGGAAACGGGGCCGCTACGGTAATTAATGGCTCCCTTTAATGGGAGTTTAATTATCGTTCTAGGGATAGCCGACCCTTCGGTCGGCTACCCTTTAGATCTAGTTATGAGTCCTTGTTAGGAACGCAATAAATATCGCCACAGCAGTATAACTGCCAGGAGCGAGTTTCCCGTTAGTACAAAGAAAAGTACTCTCAGGATAGCGTTGATAATTGCCTTCAGGACAGTTTTTGTCTTGTTAGTCACTTATCACTTCTTTCTGGATCACTGCCACCATGGCGGCGGGGTTAATTTGATCCGTATCAGTAGCGTTGTAGTACTTCGCAAGAAGTAGTACCTCACTTATGATGCGTTTCGAATGCTCCCCGATCGTGGGGCTTTTGAGCATGGATTTGAGTTCTTCAATTTTCATGTTTCAATGCTTGTTGATGCTTAGGTATCACAGGGGTGTGTGGATACGACTCTAGGAGTTATACCAATATGGATAACAATAAGAGCCTAGATGAGATAGAACTCATCGCCGCACTTCTCTGTGACGCTCATGAGCGTTTCGGAGATGTGTTCAACACACGGCAACTTCGTAACACAATAAAATTGTGTTACCGAAGGTACCGACGGGAAGGTATTAGTTTTCTCACGAAAACGATGCCTCGTCTTGACAAGCACTTTATTCAAGTGCTCGCAGGAGAATCTGAACTAGACGTGAGAAGTTGTGGTTTTTCTACCATAACAGGCTCAAAGCTGCCGAGATTTCTCGGTGAGCTATTTAGTCAGATATTCCATTCAGACGGAACATTACTTCCCAATCCGAACGCGGACTGCGTTCGAATGATACGGGACATCCTTTGTGCTTTTTATAAGTACAAAGTCCCATATCGGGATGTACAAGAACAACAAGTTATCGCCGACTTCATTGAAGCTGAGCGACAACTTTTGGACCTTACACCATTCTTCGTCGATGACCCAGTGATGGGTAGGTCGATGAAGACTGAGATGTCAAGACACGACTATGCGCGCAGGCGTATGAGTGTAATTGATCAATTGCATTTAGCAGTTGAAAATGAACATTCTACTACCTACGTACAAGCTCGTATCTTATGCGAGGCTCGTCGCCTTCTTGCGAAGGTTTTCGAGTCTTTCGATCCTCTAGACATTACCCCAAGCCATGGACCCGGAGTTGTCTCCACTAAGGAGAAGCTCTGGTCCAAGTTTGAGTGGCATAATGTCTCGAAGCGTATCACCGACTTCTACCCTTTCGCAGAATATTTCTGCGCTTCGGGTGGACACGTTTGTGATAGTTATCACTCCTTTTCAGGGGTGACCGAAGTAGATCATTCAGCGCAAGTTTTGCTTGTGCCGAAAGACTCCCGCGGCCCGAGGTTAATCTCTTGTGAACCCGTTGATTTTCAATGGATCCAACAAGGATTATCTCGAGCTATGGTTCAGAGAGTGGAAAACCATTTGCTCACAAAGCATTCGGTTTTCTTCACAGACCAAGTACCCAACCGTGTTGCAGCCTTATATGGCTCGCAATCGGGTAAGTACTCTACCTTAGACCTGAAAGAGGCCTCTGATAGAGTTCACTTGGATCTCGTTCGCCTACTGTTTCCTTCTCCTCTTCGCGAGGCGTTAGAAGCAGCTAGATCTACATCCACACGTTTGCCGGACGGAAGGATTATAACCCTCCAGAAATATGCGCCTATGGGGTCAGCATTATGCTTTCCCGTAATGGCACTTACTATCTGGAGTATCCTCACCGCGGCATTGTGCGAACCGAATCCCTTGTTCAGATGCGCCTATCGGTTGAACCTTTGTGGTTCGTTCCCAGCAAGCGCACCTGACATTGATCAGATTCACGTATACGGTGATGACGTTATCGTACCGACCGCTTTTGCGGAGAGCGCGATGACCATACTCGAACTGTTTGGTTTAAAGATTAACCGCAGTAAGAGTTGCACCAAAGGACTGTTTAAAGAGTCCTGTGGCCTTGACGCTTTCAAGGGCGTCGAGGTTACTCCTGTCCGTTTAAGGACAGTTTGGGATGAATCACCTCGTCCTGACGTCTATACCAGCTGGATTAGCTATGCTAATTCCTATTGGGATAGGCGATACTACAACAGCTACGAATATATCGTAGCCCGACTAAGGTCCATATATGGACCAATCCCGGGGCAAGACATGTGGTTGGCGGCGAGCTCTCTTCAGTCGAAAGACCTGAAGAGGCCTTTAGCCTCCTTTAACCCGTGTCCGTGCCTACGTGTAGCATCCGACCAAAACAGAATGTACCGAAGCAGATACAATAAGGAGCTTCACAAACTCCAATTTCGTGTCCGCGACGTTACTTCTCCGTCAATCATTCATGAGATGGATGGCTGGTCCATGCTTCTTCGGTATTTCACCGAAGGGCAAAAACCTCCTTCCAAACTCGATGACGATCAATACAGGGCCACTTCGTACTTTTGCGAAGCCGCCTTTTCGGTCAGTCGGTATACGAAACGACACACTAGCATGCTAGTGTGGCGTTGGCGATGATACCGG